CATCGGGACATTTATTAAAAGGCACAGTATCGACAAGATTATATCCTTTTTCAATAGAACTGCACAGTAGCTTTTTCTTTTTTAGGAATACTTCCATACCAGTTTTCATTTTCCATTTGTGAGTGTTCACTGGCCAGAACACAGGATCGACTTTTAATATATGTTTCATTTTTTCACCATCCAAGCGGTTGTTTTGTTACCAACCTCAAGAGTATATTTACTATGGGTAGTCCTCTTGCCAGCCAAGTTTCTACATTTTCTACTTTTCCAGTATATCCTGCATATACTATTGCAGCTACTGAAATTATATTTACCCATAGTGTTTTACTTGTCCACCAATGTTTGTTTTCCATTTCCATCTCCTCCTATATTAGTGGTGGGAGTAGGGATCTGAAAAAAAACTCCCCGACACCTTATGATAAAATGCGGCAATGATGTAAATCGGAAGCATACAAGGACGCCCATCTTCGTGATCGAGGTTCTACCACCGCACCATTCAGATCCGAACTTCCCATTTCAATTAGTGTGTCGGGGAGTCCGTCGAGCTTGGATATTATTGAGGAGCCAACGACTTCCCGTTTCGGTGCGGGTTACAAGCCTCTCCCCGACACTTTAACTCGGCAGGGTTGCAGAGCAAGGTACTCCTTTTCCAGTCTCGGCATAAAATCCCAATCCAGCTACTCACTTCATAAATGCCCGACCGAGTTGATGAGTTAGTACTTCACGGCAACAGAAGTTCGATTCAGTATTCAAACTTCCTATATCCATTTTCTTTTATTAGTTTATAAAGTTTATTGTTATCCTCATAATTTGAACATTTTATGCCAAGAATAAAAAGCTCGTTTATATTGTGTTCTTCTTCGCTTTTTTAAACTATATACATAATCTACAAACTTTTTTTCATTATTTAAAAGTTTTAAACGAAATAATTTCTGAACAGTATAACACAGACCAGCAGCAGAACCAGAACTGAGACGCTCTTTATCACGTAAGTAACAGTAGAATTTATTTAAATTTTCTTCGAACTCCTCGGGATAGGGATAATCGTTGTGAATTACTTTATATCTTCTCCATAAATCTTTATTTTTTCTTTTATAAATGTCATAGTGGTGCAAAATTGTGATGTAACGCATTCTGGATTTTAGACTAATATCTTTTTGTTCTAATATTATATCATTATCAAACCATTTTCTTTCTATTATTCTGCGAAATCTTTTTTTGTATTCTTTTTTTGTGTCATCTCTTGCTCTGAGGTTATCTATATATTTGTGGAATCCTTCTATATCTTTTTTTGTTATATTTTCAATCATGTTTTATACCTCCATTCATCCATTTTTTTAATTCATTCAGACAGACAGGACAGAGATCTCCCAATACTGTGAACTCCTCACTTTCTTTGCCTGCATTCTTCACTGCTTCTATCTGCTTGAAATTTGTAGTGATAGTTCCACAACGATCACATTTTCTTCCATTTATTCTACTCATATATCATCCCTCCAAAAAACATCTGTAATATTCATCTTCAATATACTTTATTTCTTTATTTTTACCTATATAAATAGAATGCCAAAATTTTCCTATTGTTATGGGCGCATAGGGATTTCTATCCATTATCATATCTACTTTTCGTTCATGTAAAATAATATCTTTTACTATCTCACAAATAGTATCTTCGGAAGGTGCGAGTGTATAAGATATACCTGACTCATCTATCCCTTTTAAGTACCATGTAGGATATTTACTATCACGATATTTAGGATGTTTACATACCCCAGGTCTTATAACTATTTTGATAGTGCCACTCATTTACTGCACCTCTTTATAGAAATAAGATATTTTTCTTCTTCAATTTCATAAGCTATACACTTCCTTTTCTTTAGTTTACATGCCCATGGAATTGTACCTGTTCCACAAAATGGATCTAATATCAAATCGTTAGGCTCTGAAAAACGGTCTAACAAGGTAATGAATGGTTCTACTGATTGTTGCCATTTGTCTAACTCTTTATTTGGTGCAGGGCTATCTATTAAATCACAAAATTGATGAGGTTTCTTCATTGGTGGTTTTTGATATATTAGGATTGGTTTCATCCTGCAACTGACATTCTTTTGAAATACTATTTGTTTTTTTCCAAGATGATTTAGACCTGCTAACCAGAAATAATCCAACTGTCCACCCAGATATTTCATGACCTCTGGTAAATATGTTTGGCCTGAATATGATATTAAAAAACCAGATGGTTTCAAAACTCTCTTTGCTTCCATTGCTAAAGCTTCATATAAATATAAATATTCTTTTGGATATGGTGGATCTGTTAAAATTAAATCTATTGAATTATCTTTTACATTTTTTATTAAGTCTCTAAAATCTCCTAATTGAATATCAATACCTACATCTTTAAGCGAATCTTCTACCTTTTTTCTCTCTTCTTTTATTACTTGTGCTTCTTTTTGGCGTTCCATTTTTTTGATTTCTTTATATACACCATATATCGACTCTTCTCCAGTTTCTACTTTTGAAATTAGTGTTGGATCACCGTATTTCAATATTTTTTTCATGTAATCAACTGTACCATGAGAAACTCCAGCAAGCTTTGCAACTTTTTCTCTAGTGTTTACAGGGTCTAAACTTTTTGCCAAATTTGGCAAAAGGTCAGTTCGTGTTCCCTGGTTCTTCTTGGCCTTCTCTCTGAGAATATCCTCATATTTCAAACCGAGTTCTATGCGTTGTGCCTTGATTAAATTCCTTCGTGCTAACTGATTTTCAATAATCCACAGCTTGACATCATATACATCCTCGAAATCCATTTCTACAACTTCAAAAGGAATATTGTATTTTTTACAGATTTTATATCTGTGGTGGCCATCTACAATTGTGCCGTTCCACACAACCAAAGCATCTCTACATCCTTCTTTTTTTAAACTATTCTCTAAATTTTCTTCTTCCTCTATTGTGAGAGGAGGTATCAATTCTTCAAATTCTTTACTTATTTTTAAATTCATTCTGTCACCTCGTCAAGTTCTGGTTTGTACAAAATATACTTATCTCTCTTGCCGAACATACCGTGTTTATATACTTTAATCCTTCCATCCATACACATTTGATCAAAATATGAGATCGACGTCAATCTCGACACTTTAAATTTTGAAACGCAGAATTTTATGAACCTCTCTCTAAAAAATGGCATTAATGTAAAATTATTATAAATATATTCTAAACGTTTTTCACGCACACTTATATAGTTTTTTTCAGGTTCGGATGTAGTAAGAGTAGATAGTGTATTTCCAGAAGAACCGTTATTTCGTTCTAAATACTCAGCCATTGCTTTTGCTAACTCTAAACCGTAAACAGTATGTTTTTTTCCGTATTTTTCCAAAACAAACGATTTAAATTTCTTTACCACATCCACATATTCTTTCGGAACTCGTGCATTCACTCTTTCTTCTAACATATTAACACATTCTTAAGTTTTAGATTGACGTCAAAGTAGTAAGATTGACGTAAAATTGACGTCATTCTGTATATATTATATATAATATTATAAGAATAGAATAGAATAGAATAGAATAGAATAGAGCAAAAATTAGAATTTATAAATTTATGTTTTATATTTTTAAAAAGAAAAAAGAATTTTAAATTTGTAGTCATTGTTATCGTCTCTGTATTTTTTAGGTTATAAGTGTGTGTGATCGTTTTTCATTGTAATAGATCTTTGAGTTCTTCAATTATCAGAGATGCCTGCTGTTTTGTTAAGTCTGCTGTTTTCACATCTGTTGATCCAGTTGCAGCTTTAAAAATTCCAATGACATCTGTATTTAAATGTAATTGGTTTGCTTTACCGATCAGACTTTTTATATAGTCTTTCTGCTTATCTGTTGCTTCAGACAGATCGTCTTCCTTTGCTTTTATCTCTGACATTTTCATAGACTTTGTTCCTTCAGCTGTTATTTTTTTTGAGAAGTAGTTTTTCAAAACCCACTCTCCATATACTGACGCCTCTATATGTATTCCTCTTTCTCCAAGTTTTGTAAGTCTTTCAGCTATTGCATCCGCTATTTCAAAACCAAATTCTAAATATTCTTTATCCTTTTCTTCCATTTATTTCACCTTTTCCCTTTCTCTTTAATCTCGGACAGTCGCCCACTTCCTGGAGGAAACAACATACAAGCCAGCATTCTTCTGTTGTTTCACATCCATAACAAGGATGATCTGGAAGTCGGCCATATTTATCTTTCATACTTTCACTTCCCCACTCTTGCTTTTTTTAATATTTCTTCCAATTCTTCATCGGAAAATACTGAGTCAAGAATCCTCAATATCTCATCTACAAGTAGTGTGTCCCCAAAATATTCTTTAAGTTCCTCTTTTGGCACATCACTCAATGTTTCTGTAACCAGATCGTTGAATTGATTTTCAAAATCTATAATACTCATTTATTTCGCCTCCCAATTTTTATATTTTTCCCAAATTTCTGGCCATGTTTTTTTTATTTTAAAAATATTCTCATCGTCTGCACACATCAATGCACAACCGAGATGATACTCAAATTCTCCACCGTACCTAATCATGTTTTCAGATACTATATATGCTTCGTGTTTGTCAATTTCATTCATTTTTAATCCCTCTCAATTTTTATTGTCATTAATATCCCCTCTTTGAAGAATCTACAACTTCAAATCCTACTGCTTCTAACTTTCTCCGAACCTCTAAGATTTCGTTGTAGTCGCATTCTATCTTAAAGACGTACTTTCCTACTCCTGTAGTTTTCAAAATTTTTGCTTTCATTTTATCAAACCTCTGTTTTAATGTCAATTCTTATCAGATCGTTACCAACTTTATATCCCTTAATATTCTCAATTTCTATTTTTTTATATGTATTATCTCTCAAAGTTTCATAAATATTACATATAGCTCTTTCGATTTCTCTTTCATTCATTTTTTCACTTCCTCATATATTATTTCACCGTTTTTCCATACCAGTTTAAGCTCTACGTCTGTCCTGGCCAACAGTTCCGGACACTTTTCAAGTGTGTTCAGTGTAGCTTCTTCAATTAATTCTTCCAATTCTTCAGTTTCATTCATTTATATCCTCCTCATATTTCATTAAGAATTTTGCCAAATTATCCGCATAATCTTCATTTTTTGTATTCATGACTATATGAGCGAGTTCGTGATATATTGTCTCTAATGTAAGCTCCTCAACAGAATATAACTTTCCAAAACGATCCTTAATATTCTGAGAACAATATTCAAATGCCTTAGTAACACCATCAAAATAGACTTCTATATTCTCTTTTAGATCAGTTGCTCCTGTGATGACATTGTGTTGATCATCAAATACAGAACCGTCAGGGAGTATGACTACACCATCTAAGGCGCTATCATGTAATTTACAAAATCTAATTTTAATCAAGTCCCACACCCCCATTTAAAAGGAGGCAATAAAATGAGTAAGCCTGACTGTTGCTGTTCATGAGTTTCAGACATCATACATAATATTTCGTCATAAACTATTTAAAGCTTTCGTTACTTTTACAAGACTGTATAACTAAACACTCAGAATTACAGAGATTTCAAAAAAGTGACTGAAAAAACCAATTTATATTTTTGCGAATAAGCCACGATCATAACTACGTACGTATAATAATACTCACGGGATTTTGACCCTCTTAAATCGTCTATACGTACGTAATAAACGTACTGTAGCGTCATTTTTCACGATTTCCAGTTTACATATCTTAAGAGTTAAATTTTAACTTTATTTCTAAAATAAACGAAAAATATGAGTTTTTCATGTCACTTATAGTTTTTAGGTGTTTGTCTTGTAGTCTTCTATATGAAGGAATACAATATATAGTATGTCTAAAATACGTCTATTGTACGTTAGAATTACGTCAATAGTAGTAAATAGTATATAGTGTAGTATATGTCTCACGTACGTATGAAGTTTTACAACGTTGTAACACCGAAAGCTTTATAAAGGGGAAGTACGTAAGTATATTAAAGGTGAGAAAAAATGAAGGATAAAAACATGAACATCAAAAACGCAACTGGGAACGAAGCCCAGCCCGGACAGGCGGAAAAACCTGACGAAATAATTGAAAAGAAGAGAGCTGAGGTATGTGCAGCTCTCACAAACATGGCAGCGATATGCTTAGATGAGAGATTATCTATAAAAGAAGGAACAGTACATATCGAACATATAGAGAAAGTACTGAACCTATATTTTGAAATTCTGTTAGAAAAAATAGACGCTCTTAAACGTGAGGGGGAATAAATGAATACAAAATATCTCTACAGACACTGGACAGATGATCTCTTTGTTGCAATATCAATCAAAGAAAATTCAGAGAATATGGGTCGTATTGCCCGCATACGACCACGTATAAGGAAGGGAAAGAGAGACGGCTGGTGTGTCTATGAATATATGAATATGAAGAAGGTGGAATGAATGAAATATGATAAACTTGTAAAAAAAAGGCACGCAGATATTCTGAGTGCAAATGATGAAACACTTGAGGAAGCAAGAAAAAAGGAACATATCGTAGAATATGAAGATAAGATAATATGGAAACTAATGAGAAAGGGGTATATAGTGGTAGAAATACCACAATGGTTGGCAGAGAAAAAAATACTCTGTTATGGTGGTTCGTTTCCACCAACAATATTTTTTGGAAAAATTGAAAAGGAGACTGAGAAAGCTATATTTTTTGAGGGAAAAGCGATGGAAACAGATGAGAGAAAACTCAAAACAATTCTTGAAAAAATAATTGAAAATGAAGTTACAAAACCACTCGAGGAACTTTTCGGCATGAATCATATATCTGCGTGGCTTCCAAGAAGCCAAGTAAAAATTTGGGTGATCTAAATGAAAATAAAATGCCCAAAATGCGGACACGAATGGAACTACAGCGGAAGAGCAAAAGACGATGAATTTGTAACCTGTTCAAAATGTCATCGTTTGCGTCTCTTGAAAAATTACATACATCTTTAATTTTTCTTTTTTTTATGTTTGTTTTGCGATAATTACACTATTTTCAGGTTCGTTTTGAATACCCAACACAGTGACAATATCCCCTATACTCAGAGACCCAACCATAGATCTCACTCTATAGAGCCTCTGAACTCCTCTCACCTGCATAAAATCCACCGTTGCTGTTCTATTAGTAGAATTATAATCTATAACTCTCCCTGTATTTATTGAAGTACCTAATCTTTTAATTTCTTTTTGCACTTCATGTAGAATCATATCTAATGCAGTATATGGATTATTATCCAAGGTTAATATACATCTATCCGGAAAATAGAAATCTACTCCAACAACATAGTAAGACCCGTTTATATCGTCTTCATCTGTGTTCAGAGTGACATAACTTAATAATTGATAATTTAAATCTAATTTAGTATTTATTTTAATAATTTTATGTATATCCTTATGAGTGTTCACATACTTTTCAGCAACTTTATTCACACCTCTTAAAGTCCTGACATCTGAAATATCTAAGTATTCATGGAATCTTGGTTCATCTCCATACGACGAGGCCGCTGTGCTGTCCTGATAGTAACCCTTTATAGTGTATGGTTCTACTTTTCTTATAAGATTATTCAACGTACTTGATCTACACTCACTTGCATACAAATAAGCATCTAAACTTGTCATAGCTAAATATCCTTTGTACTCTGTTGCAGCAATATCTGTTGTCCATGTTTCGCCTTCGTCTGTGGTTAAGCGTATTCCCCCATGATTATTTGTATTATCACCCTCCCAACATGCATAAACTGCATAATCTGTTACAAAAATATGCCTGCATCTCGCAGCAAAGGTAGTTGTTTGATCATCTGAAGAAACCCATGAGGTTCCGTCAGCTACCCCTTTGAAAACAGTTCCGCCACCAGCTGTTTTCTCGAAAGAAGCATAATACTCGTAATCCTCTAATTGTTTGTTGAATCTCTTTGTTATCCAGTAAATTGCGTTATATGTGCTGTTTACCTGTTTAACCGTTGTAAATGTGGGACTCGCATCGAAAGGATTTGTACATCTTTTTATTAGTATTTTCTCACTATTTGTAGTATTATTGTAATATGAAACTATAAGTGTGCTTCCATGACCATTCAAACCCAAACTGTAAATGTAATCTGTATCATAATCTATCGCTGTCCACGATCCAGAAGGCAACTCTTTTCTCCATATTGTTGGCCTATTACTATTTGCCGAATCTTGTGAGCATGTGAACAAATACTCCTTATTATCTGAGGGATTAGTTAATTTTATCATTTGTCCATAATAATCTCCACTGTCAACTTCCTCTGTCCAAGAACTACCAGATAATATTCCCTCTGGCGTATTACTCAAAATGCCATCATGACGGGTCATGACATATATTTTATCATTATCTTCATCGTAATAAATAGAATAAGGATAACTTCCATTTGTTGTTAGTGTCCTTGAAGTTGTCCATGTTTCGCCTTCGTCTGTAGTGTAGTCTATCTTCCCTGGATTTGATCCGTCCACATAAAAACCACCTAAAATTAGATCGTACCATGTTCCTGAATAGTTTACTGTCAATGTAGACAGACAATACGGAAATCCTGTATTATTGTATCCTACATCTTTCTGAATTACGAACCAATCCTCACCAGTACCTCTCGAATATACTGTACAGGTATGTTTCAAATCTCTACAATCTTCAGAATATTGAATCACATTATATTGAGATGAATTTAGAGTTATATTATTAGTAGCTTCACGTTCTTTAAGATAAAAACAGTTAGACTTCATATAAAATAGATATTTTGATCTATCTAATAAATTTAATAATCTATTTAAAGCACTTAATCTTGTCTCTCTATGCGATGTTGTGAATTTTGATATTTCTTCTGTACATTCAATAGAAGATGTCAAATTTTCATCGAGTCCAAAAAGTATTCCATTATCATAGAAATTACTATCATAATCAACTTTATTATAACAATACTCCACAGCATCAACATAAACGTCAGTTCCTGAATCACTTGCCGCTGTTATTTCTATATCAAAATAGCAATCGTCACTAACATCTATTGAAGTTTCCAAACAAGCCCATTCATTACCACCTGCTCCAGAATCTGCAAATGTGTATGTACTACTACCACTACTATTGCTCAATTTTAAATATGTATCTGAAGTATGTACAGGAGTCCCATCATAATACACTCTACATCGTACTTTTGCCGTATCGGGTTTGTCGTCTGGATCAAGATATATTCTTTTTTTCAAAGTGGCCGATGCGTTATTCACTTCAGTTGTAAATTTGGCAGATTTAATACCTTCATAAACATATGTTGTATCTGTATTTTCCACAAAATTGGTGATTGCCCCATAAGAGACCTGAACGTAAACTTGAGTGCATCGTATTTCAGTATTAATTGGGCTGCCATCAGGGTTTTGGGGTCTTTCGGGGCAGTATAATTTCACTCCTGCTATTAGATCATTGATCTCTGTCCACGTCCATGCGTTTCCTGTGTTTGGATTAGTTGTCCATGTGTATGAAAAAGTTCCGTAATCAGGGTTATAATCTTCTAAGTCAAATTGAGAACTCTCATATGTTGTTCCATGTGTCTTGATCTGCGCATATGCATACCATTTTCCCTTAGTTCCATCTCCAGCAGAACCGTACCATCTACATCGAACCGTGACCCTAACCCAGTTAATTGTGTCTTCTCCCTCTGTTGAAGTATTCTGGATCGTGTAGAGGTCACTTTTTGGATCATAACTCCCACTCTCAAACAAATAAACATAAGTTGAGTCATCATCTGCTGTAGATTCATCAACATCTTCATAGTTTGATTCTCCTGTCCCCGGTTCTGCTGAGAGTTCCACTATAGAGTCTCCATTTGGTCTGAGAGTTTCTGTTCCTGCATTTGTCGAAGAGTATGTGATCCATCCATCTAATCCCTCTTCAAAACTTGAGTTTCCAAAAGGATGATATGTTCCTTTTATTATTTCTGCAACGGTTTTATTCTCAAAATCAGCATCGATACAATTTGCCGAAAGTAGAGAACTCAAACGATCCCTACCTTCTACATGAAGAAAGTTTATTCCTCTATCACTTATTCTCTCTCTTTTATCAATTACACCTACAAAATGTTCATTTTTATTAGCATATATTTTACATTCTTTAGTTAATCCTACATCTGATATATTTATACCTCTCTTCAAAGGTATATCAAAAGAAAAGAAGCCAACTCTATTTACTGCATTTTTTGTTACGAGATTGGAAATGTCATAAATGGTTTTATCGTCAATGGTTACATATGCATCTGTCATTTTCACTCCCCGTATGTATATCTATAGCAATACATTCCAAAATAATCAACAAAGAAATCTGTTGTATCTCCTAAACTTAGAGTTACTTTTAAATCCATATCTGAACTCGCAACCAAATTCGGACAGTCTAAAAATATCATAGTCCAGTATTTATTTATTTTCGTGTTCAAATTTGATGTATTTCCAGCTGTATAAAAAGTATCACTAACACTTTGACTTCCAGTATTATCTATAAGTTGAAAAGTAACATAATCATCTGGATCTGTTATTACATCTGATCTGATTCTGCAAAAAGCTTTATAATGTCCGTTTCTTTCAATTAGATTAGTACCACCATCAACCATTATGTAATCTCCTGTTGTTGAGAGTTCTGCAGACTCATTATTATATGCTTTTTGGTTGTTTGTTTCATCTGTGCGTGTAACATTTGCAGATTTAGTCCAGTCACCCCAAGTTCCCCAGATTTTTGAGTTATGACCATATTTAACCAATTCCAAATTAAGTTCATTCAAAGCTGTTGTTCCAGGTTTCACTCCCTCTTGAAAATTTGTTAATGCATACCAACCAGATTTATCTTCATATGTTCCTATTGTGGCTGTATAAGGTGTATAAAGTGAAAAATCGTCAACATATGCCGTACCGTCTGGATTTCCATCAGAATTATACCAATTAAACTTAAGTCTAATATATCTACAGTCTGCGGGACACCACCCATCACCAGGTTCGAATGTTTTTGAGTGTTCTGTCCACTCAGTTTCAGCTTCTGTTGCCATAACTATAGCGCTCTGTGACGGAGAACAAGAACTAAGATTTTCATCATAAAATAATATTAGAACATAGAATTTTGCTGTATTTAATGTTTTTACATATGTATATACTTTTACTAATGTTTCTTGATTGCCGATATAAATATAGTTGCTGTATCCCCCATATGTGTTGCTCCCCGAAGCCACCAATTTTGCAGAATACGTTCCAGAGTGAACTTCTTCAGTACTCTGTGTTTCACTACCACCCCAAGTTCCAGATTCAAACCCTGGATTAATTACTTTGTTCCCAGGATCGAACTCTATCCAATGATGAGTTGTGTATGGTTCTTCACTGATTTTTTTGATAACTTTGATAATATTCGTATAATCTGAAGTTGAATCAAGATTGCATTTCAATCTGAGAAGTTCAGATGATTTTCCAAGATCAATTACATTAACAAAACCTACATTTAATTTATTACTTACAATTCTCTTTTTTATAACACTTGATGCGATCTCTACATTATTTAGAGTTATATCCCAAAATTTTACAGTAATTGCCATAATCATCCCTCAAGTTGGTTGAATACCTCTACTCACCATTTCTTCCCATGTCAATCCAGCACCACCACCGCTTTCCTGAACTTCAGTCTCAACTCTTGTCTCTCCGCTACCTCCCACATCCACATATACGTTGATCGTTGGATTAAGTTTCAAATCTTTAATTGAAGCAGCTATGTCTGAAAGTATAACATCTGTTGTAGATATATACTCCTGCATACTTGCCCCAAGTTGATCTGCCAATGCAACTTGTTCTTCATGTGTCAAACTCGACCAGAACTCGGACTGTTTCATTGTCTGCAATGCAATATCTTTCATATGTTCTCTTGTTCTCATTGCTTCAAGTTGTAGTTTTATTCCCTGCTCAATATTCCTTTTTTCTTCATCACCTATATAATTCTGCATTTCCATTCTGTCCAGAATACCCTGAAGTAAATTGTTTATGTTTCCGGGTGTAGCTGCATGATGGCCAGGTATATATCCTTTTTCTCCTTTCACTCCCTGTTCTTCAACTGCTCCGACTCTTGAAAGAATATCAACCAAACTCTTACCAAAATCCATACTTACTTTTGGCATGACATTCTCTATCAAATCCATAGTGCGTTCAACGCCTTCTTCCCATACCTTTGCTGCTTTTGAAGCTGAATCTAAGAATTTATCACTCATTGTTGCGGCTTGTATTCCTATATCTGTTGTGATTTCATGAACTCTTCCAGCAAAATCACCTATACTTCCATAAGTCTTACGTTCATATTCAAATATTTCACTCCATATAGTTTTTATTCTTCCAGCATGTGCAACTTGCCGATCCAATGCAACTGAATACGGTTCGGGTCCTGGTGCTGTCATTTCTTTATATCTTTTATATGCATCTAAAATATCTATAAATTCTTTAGGTAATATTCCCTTAATTAATCTTGATGGCAATTCTTCCCCCATACCCCCTGGGAGAATACTTTTAATGTCCTGATACAAATCAAGAATTATGCTAAGATAATCTATCCACTCAGACAAAAAGGGCAGTATTCCTTCTCCTATATCTCTCTTCACACCTTCTATATTTTCCTTGAATATTTTCATCTGCTGTTCGTAAGTATCTGCCATTATCTGGTACTTTTCGTTTAAAATACCTGTCGAATTAGCGAGTTCGTTCTGGAATTTTGTAAGTTGATCTGTTTCCCCTGAAAGTGCAGTTATGAATCCGGTTAATCCTCTGACTCTTGGAATCCACTCTCCCATAAGTTCCATATTTCCATTAGATTCCTCATAAAGTCTCTGAAGAATACCTATAAAACCTTCAGCATCTATTGCATTTTGAGCAGTTGCATATCCCCACTCTTGAAATATAGCTTTCAGGGCATCGGTGGGTTTTACCATAGCGTTCATTATTCCACGCATGGCAGTTATAGCTTCTGAAAAATCAATACCCTTAATTGTCAGGACATCCAGAATAGCAATTAGTTCCGTAAATTCTACACCCATTTGTTTGCCTAATGAAGTAACACGGCCAATTTGTCCTGCGTATTCTTCAAAAGTATATTTTCCGAGTTCTACACCCTTAAGGAGTATTTCAGAGACTCTTGTAGCATCTCCAACTGCATCACCATATGCGTTCATTACATCTATGATCGTTGAAGCTGCACCCTTTACTTCGGTGAAACCGGCCACACTTGTTTTCATGGCAACATTGAGAATATCCATTCCCTCAGCACCTTTGTGACCTGCAGAATATATATCATATAAACCCTCTGCGGCATCCACAGCACTTTTTCCAAATTTGACAGATGTTTTTTCAAGAGAACTCATCTGGTCTTCAGTTAGTTCTCCAATTGTTTTCACTTTTGCAAATGCCGTTTCGAGTTTCATAGCAGATTCAACAGCATCTTTTCCCAGTTTTGTAGCTATAGCTATCCCTGCACCTATTGCGATATTTTGAAGAGAGAGAAAACTACTTCCAATTTTTGAAAGAACAGGACTCGCCATGTCCTTTGCTATTACTTTATGCTCAACTGTTGCCATCTATACCGACCTGAAAACCCCCCAATTTCTCCTTTTAGATTTAATTTTCTCTTTTGTGGTTTTTGGTGTTCTTGAAAGCTCAGCCTCGTAAGCCTTGAAAGCAAGAATAAAACTAAATTGCGGTTCTGTTAGTTCTGAAACTCTTTTAAAGTCCCAATTAAGCTCCTTACAAACCACCCCCAAACCGAAGAGAGCTTTATTTTTTTCGAGATCGTTTTTCACGAAAGGATGTCTGTTTCTCAATTATAATAGAATTGAGCTCATCCCTATGCCAATCTGGTAGGACCTTATCATATATCTCAGCAGTCATCTTGTGATTTCCTGTATCGTCTGTATATTCTTTTACCCAGCTTAAAAAGTTATTTTTCAGAGTATCTACAAAATCTTCATCCATCACAATGGTTTTAATTGGATTTCCGTCTTTGTCACGGACTACATTTCCTTTATCGTCAGTTTCAAATCCTGTCTTAATTTTCTGACTCATTTTAAGTCTTTCGGTATAAGGTGGATATTCTAATGTATATACTATTCCATCTATCTCATGAGTGAATCTTTTTTTAAATAAATCTTCAAGTTTAGCCAATTAAATCACCCTAATAACCTGAAGCATCCACATTGTTTGAGAGTTCAGCCTTTATTATCGAGGAACTCGAAGAGTCGTAAATTGCTACCCAATCTACCGAAAGAGTTGGAATATCTCTTCCTGTCGTGTCTTCAGGTGAAGTTGTTAGGAATGCTTTCGCTATTGTCAATTTCAGTTCATAATCATGATCGTTTGAATCTCCTCCAGTGTAGGTGTCACCGTTTTGGAGCGTTGCTATGAGTGCTTTACTTGTCTGTTCATTTGCTACACCTGTCGATCCCGTATTTCCGAGAACCATCTCTAAGAAATCGTCATCTGGATCAACTACATCGAAACTTCCAGATACTTTTATACCTCCTGATGCCATGACTGAAGGTTCAGGTGCTCCTATTGCGTCTTTGAGAATGTTGCTTCTATCTATTGTAATGGAAAAAGCATCTACTTTGTATGATGTACTTCCTCCAATCGAAATAGTTGCATCATTTGCAATAAACGGTGCAGTTGTATCAAATGAAGAAGTTGTATTTGAATCATTTTCAAAGTTCAAATCTCCAACATCCCAGGTCGTAGAAACTGAAGCCACATCTCCAGCTGGTATATCTATAGTGAGAGTCCTTAAGAGTGAGTCTCCACACTGTCGGTCTTTGTCGAAGTTTGTAGCATCATGTAGATATATTGTAGCAAAATCTACAGTTGCTGATGGTGTTGTCCATGTATTTTTTCCAGTGTTGGAATCCCATGTTGCAGTTCCGAAAGTGCAGTGGAGTATATAATCTATGTTTTTCGGTCTTGCTGTTATATCAAAACTCAGATCATATCTTGCATTTCCCGAAGAATACAATGCAGTTCCAACTGTTCCAATTGCATCTTTTGTTACTCCGCCTCTCTTTGGAACGAGACCCCAATGCTCAGCATTTAGGGTCTGGGATGAAGTCGCAGTTAGACTTCCCTTTGCGGTTTGTGTCGCTATATTCAAGCATCTATTCGCCAATGCCATTTATTTTCGCCTCCTTTTTTCTTATTCTTTTTTCTTCCTTTACGAAGTCTGAAGGATGGTTTTTCAATAGCCATTCTCCCGTTTTCTCCGTAACTATTATTTTATACTTATATTCTTTGTTGTTTATTTTCTTGACTTTTATAGGTTCTAATACAAAACCTCTTACTTCAAAGTCTCCCGTTGTTAACAATTCCACTTTATCACCCCTTTAATTTGTATAAATTTCTTGTGAGTAAGTGCTTTCCACAGTGCCGTAATCTGAAGAATGCCACTTGATTGGAGTTCCGTTTCCATAATGTGCTTCAATTTCATAGTCTTCTTCTGAATCCTCATAATCAGTTAATAACTCTAAAATTATATCTAATAGGTTAGTGATTTCTTCCTGTTTTTCTAATATCTTTTTTAATAAGTTCACTATATTATTTATTTCCATCTATTCACCTATTGTATTTTCCAAATCTGCTAAAAGCTCCGCTCTGTCCATATTTATTGCTTCCATAAGACATGGTCTTGCAGGCATCCTGTAAGTTCCCAAGAAGACATAACTTGCATATTCTGCACCGTTTCCAATTATCAACTCCTCACAACCAATAACTTTATGATATGTTTGTGATCTTAAATATCCAGTCTTAAATGCTTTCACAGTGATTATTTTTTTTGCAGTAGTTTCCATAATTCGACCATGTTTCTGTAGAACTCTTTTAATATTTCCTCTTACATCTGTTTTAAGACTTTTCAACACACCATCGTATCCACTCGTTACTATCCTAAAAAAACTCATGAGATCACCTATTGTGAGGATAAAGAACTGTTAGAATTTTAATGCCATGATAAATAACACCCTCTGCTTTATCAGGTTCTTCTATAATTTCTTCAGTGTCAGTAAGAACTGTTAAAGAAAAGTTATCCTTAAATATATCATCCAATTCATCTATAAGAGAGTTTACGTGAGATCGAGTTGTAGAAAATACATCTACTTTATATTTTAGTATTTGTATATCTTGAGTATGAGAAATAGTATGCCGAGATTCCTTATCTATTTTCGTAAACCAGATAACAGGAAATTGAACAGAAACATTATTAGGCCTACCTGCAAATATCCAATTTTCTGATCTGTTCAGAGGATCTGTAAGATTGTCACGCATGCAATCTCTTAATCCTGTCTCCACTTCCGTTGAAGTTGAATATCCCATTTTATCCCTCCGTTGAGGTTTTCGTTACCTAAGATGGTAACTAATTACACGACTGTTTATTATAGTTAATTATGTGTTCATTCTACTGTTATAGGGTATTTACTCTCCGCAGTTAACTATATGTCCATTGTATTTAACAATATGTTCATTACAGTTAACATATTCTTCTTTTTAAATAAAACTGTGTCGAAAACACACTTTTTAACTGTTTTAACCTACCCTACAAGGGCGATATTTACCAATTTAAACAGCCCTCATAAGGTCTATATCAGTCCCTTTATCTTTGCCCCTAAAATTCCGAGTAAAAATGTGAGAACTCCGAGTCCTCCCATGATTTTATTCTGCCAGTTCTCTAAACGTTCAATTCTTTTGGTTTGTGTTTGGTTAATCTCGCAGAGTGTGTTCATCTTTTTTTTAATCCATTTCACATCGGTGCTGAGTTCAATGAGTACATCATGATCGTTCATAGTATCACCCGAAAATGTTTGAGTAGCTTTTTTCTTCGTTCAGAACTGAAGTAACAATGAACTCTTCACCTTGATAGCTTGTATTTCTCTGAAAGTAATCTGTATCCTCGTCATGCTCTATGAGTGTATTAATCAAGTTAATATATTTCTGTTTGTACACTCTTGCTTTAGCGCCATCCATCCATGTTTGGTCGTATTTTAGAAACTCATCTCTTCCAGGTTTTACTGTATATTTTATGTCCACTGAATTGAAATTATAAGCAATAGAGCAGCAGAGATAGAGACATGCTTCTTTGATCACATCCAGATATTCAGTTGGAACATAAGAATCTCCGTCAGAGTCGGTATCTTGAAAATTCACATATTCATCATCTGATCTATCCGCTTCAAGGTCTGAATTGATTTTTTGTGTTGCTCTTTCTATGATTACCGAACAAATATTATCTGTCAGGATTGAGTCAGATAAGCCTGTTTCTGCTCTTATCTCTGCTGCGGTCACATAATCAGCCATAAGGGATCACCCTTACAACTGCCTTTCAATGAAAACTACAACTTGACATTCTCCCTTTGTTGTCGTTGTACCAGCCGTCACAATTTTCAAAGTATCTCCAGCACTGAGTTCATAGTAAGTGTCATCAATTTTGAAGAACACTCCATCTCCAGCTGAATCTGTACCTTCAGTAAATGTCTTTGTATCCGAAATGTCGTTAGTTCCATCTGTGAGTTTCACAGTGTAGGTCTTACTCGAAGCATCAGGAACTTCAGCGAGAACAACATACCCTCCCACGATCTTTACATCATAGGGTGGTGTCCACATTGTAGTAGTTGCTTTTCCATCTATATATTTCCATCTAACTTCTTGGTTTCCGTTAGATAGCTGTATGTCTTCAAATTTTGGGTGATCCGTCTGAAACGTTGTGTAACTCATCAGATCACCCCTTTATGCCTTTGCGGACACTAACAATCCAGCTGCATTTGAATCAAGAAGCTGTATATCCTGTTTGTAGCTCATTGATATTTCGTACAGAGTCGTTTTCTCTGTTATATCTACTCCGAAATGAATGTCCTCGTTTTCATAGATTCCATATGCTCTGTTCACGTCAATCATGAGACCCTCGTATCCATCTGTGTTGAAGTCCGCTGCTGAAGATGAGTACGACTTTACATTTGAAGTTACAATTATCTCAAGTCCGAGTAGTGTTGGTACATGACCAGTTCTTACAGCTGTGTTGCTTCCGTACTCCATTGCTGATCTCACTGCAGAATCCTGTATCAGCTGATATTCCTGATACGGATGTATGAACAGATGCGTTGGATGACAGTCGTCTTCTTCAAGTTTTGCTTTCAATTCTGCAATGTCATTAAGAGTTAAAATATCTCCAGAGTCCACTGTAGCATCCGTACCGGCAATGACATAATGCGGAATACTTGAAGCACTGAGATCACCGTTTGCATCATTTGTTATTATATCTACATCTTTTTGTTTAGCCATAGCCAGAGCCAGCTGTTTCTTTATGAGGTCTAAACCAAGACCCAGCTTTTTCTGAGACTGCAGAGCGTCGAGAGTAATCGGTACGGTCAGACCCTTTCTCTTATCTACTGTTGTGAATGTCACAGTGTCGAAGTCGAAGTCGTCTGTTGCGAAGGCATCATACTGATTCGTTCTTGTAGCAAAACCGGTTAGCATTCCAGAACTCGTTATCACCGGCCAGTAGAATGTCTCTTCAGAACCTCTCACGATCATGCCGTTTGAGGCCAGAACAGAATACGCTTTTGTTAGTGGTTGTGCAGCATCCATTATAGTAGTTTTCCAAGCTTTTATTTCATCTCCTGTGAAACTATCGGATTCGGTTGTTAATTCTTTATATCCCATTTTTACACCCCCTTATAAATGTATTCCTCCGTTTTCGAGGATTTTGTCTATGATTGCCATTTCCAGCTTTTTCTCTCTATTGAGTGTCTTTTTTTCACCGTCTTCAAGTTTTGATTTCAACTCTTTTGGTTTGCTTAGTTCTTCTATCTTTTTCTTCAGTTCTTCGATTTCTTTGTCTTTTTCTTCTATTTTCTTCAGTATCTCTGTTTTTTCTTTTTCTTCTTTTTCAATTTTTTCTTTTTCTTCAAACTGAGCCAACTTATTAGTCAACTCTTCTAATTTTTTATTCATTTCTTCTAATTCCATTTCTTTAACACCCCCTAATTCAAAACTTTCATAATCTCCTACTCCTAATGCTTTAGCATGCTTAATTAGATGTGCTCTTGCTTTTGCTTTAGCTTCATTGGAGATTTTTGATTGCGGTAACCTTGCCAATGCATTTCTTAAATGAGGAATATCTACACTATTGTGTTCACTTCCTCTTTTCACGGATGAATTGTGATGTGGAAAATGCCTTAAACTTCTTGGAACTGTTTTTCCTTCTTCGTCTTTTTCACCGCCAGGTTCTATATATGCAAAAGCAGCATCTGGTAGATCATTTATGAATTTCCTGTCCCACTTCGCCAAATTCTCAGAGAGTCCAATTCCACATCCTTCCTTTTCTGAACAGGCACCTTTCTCAACAAGAGATAGATGTACAAATTCAACATCATACATTATATCTATTGTTTTATCTCCGAGATTCACAGTCGAATAAGTCTCCCCCCATAATCCAACCGAAACATTAGGAACTTCACCACTTTTAAGTTTTGTTTTTATATGTTCTCTTGCCAATTTATCAAAAACTCTCACATAAGCCTTTGCTTTATTATCTTCCTTATGTGCATTAAATACAGTTCCAATTATTTTTTCTTCTTTGTGATCATAATTGAAAAGTGCACCATTCAGAGTTTCCACAGCTTTCTCAAGTTCGGAGTCCGGAATAAAAACTCCTGTTCCGTTATCGTGTAGAAGTAGAGTATTGCTCACAACTGCGGTCACTTCATACACATCTGAGAATTTACCCTCTTTAAAGGAGTCTAAACATATATTTAGAAATTGTTTATTACTTTCTTTTTTTGATAGTCTCTTATCGTTGTGTAGAGTAGAGCATATTTTATATGCGTGTTCCTCTTTTAGATCAGGATTTCTTTTTAGAACTTCGCCAACACAAGATTCTATTTTCTCCGTATTATCCACCCCCTGATTTCTCCTTTTCCACATACTCGAGCATATAGCAACTGCTCTCTTTTGATCATCTCCCTCTTTTATTCTGATCGGGATACAATCCCGCATGAAGTCTTCTCTATTGTCGTAATCCTTTGGATCGGGCATTCATAACACTCTCCATCCTTTTATCCAAATTAATTCAATCAGTAATAATATAGGCCACAAAAATACAAATGGAATTAACTGTATTACTGTTAGATTTTGCCAATTACCTTCCCATCCTTGATCTCTTGTCAAATATATATAGTATGCAAATATTATTCCTATGAGAATATATATGAATGCACCTATGATATAATTCTCAAATACCATATTATCACAACGTTTTTGGAGCCCAGCAACACCTACACATCGGATGCAGAGGTATCAAACCCTCAGCTTCCTCTATAGTGAAAACCCTCCCATCATTTGTAGCACATTCAGGACATGCTCCTACTTGGCCATCAATCCATTCCACTTTTTGTATTTTCTCTTCACTATATCTCTGAAGTGTTCCTGAAGAGACGGCTCGCATAGTTTCTGTTCTTGCTATTCTCATTATTTCAAATCGTGTTCTATCTGAGAGATCGGGCATGATTTCTTTCATGATGTTCTGAATGCTTTTTCCTTGAGAAACTCCGAGCCGGACTTTTTGTATTATTTTTGTTTTTAATCTGTCTGAAACTCCTTTAATTGATATATTTGTGATTCCTTCCACATCTTCGATTCTGTTTATATCTTCGTTTGAAAACGGATCAATTGAAAGTTTTTTGAGATTTTTATTAGCATAATTCTGTCCGATTACATACGCAGACCTGATCGATTCATGAATTATAGGTTTTGTTTCATCTGTTGCTTTATTGAGTTCGTTCTCAGTGTAGTTCTCAAGATCGTTGATTTTTGTATTAGGTGTTACGAAATCTTTTATATTTTTAATTTTTTCTCTATATATTTTCCAGAGTTTATACTCGAAGTTCTGAGTGAAAGTGAGGACTCTGACAGGCTCAGGTCTTTTCTTTTTCATGAAATACCTCCCACACCCCCATCCTACTCCTCACTGATTTCTAAAGGTTCGAGACCAATTCTTTCTCTATCTCGATTAATTACATCTATTGGAATACCTCTATCTATGTACAGACTATCAGCTTCAGCATGTGTTTTTCTTATTTTTGCTTCTCTTTCCTTATCTTGAGGCATTAGATCAGCCCAGACCACATAAAGCTCTGGTCTTATTTTTGAATAATCGTAACCTTTCATTTGGCAGAATAATTCAAATAATCTACCTAAAATAATCTCATCTTCGTAATAATCCTGAATGGGGAGTAAGGTATTAAACCAATCTTTTAAATTTGTTTCTGAAGTTGATATAGTTCCTTGCCCTGCACCGACTAATAGAGTTTTCGGAATACCTGATCCAGCGGAAATTGCATCAAGGAGAACATCGTAAATATCTTTAAATGGAATATTCAGACCCCCAAAACCCTTCGGTTCTACTTTGTATCTTTCGGAATGTACGAAATCTGTTTCTCCCATTGCTTTTCTCACATTTTTAGATACTCTTTCTAATTCACTTCCTTCCTTTACTCCGTCAATTGTTACATCGTAAAAAGGAGTGGAATATTTGTGCATGATGTCCTTTATTGATCTTAAACCCTCGTCAGCACCATAGCAGGCATGGTAAATGGTTTCAAAGATTCTCATTTTTTCAAAAACATCGGAAACAAGAACTCTATCTTTATGTATTTTTTTTCGAACAGGATCGGAATCTTCAATATCATATCCCTCAAAGGTATCATCTTCATTCTTTTTTACATGCTTTTTTATTTCTCTGTTTACTCTGTCAATTGAATCTATCAAACCGAAATAAGAAAATGCGTCAACTGGTTCGTCAACTGGTTTGTCATCGTTAAATACAATTTCTAAATATCCAGTCCCGAAAGTGATCGAATCCATGTTCAAGATTCGTAAATATTTTTTAGCTTTAATTTCTTTTAAAAAGTCATTAAACTCTTCAGCATATTTCTCAAATTTAGAATTATCGGTGTCAATTTTAAAGTCTGTAAAAATTTCATTATATTTTGAGATGACCTTCCGACCCCAAGGAGAGATCATTCTCATTAAGTAGAGTTCGTCATTTGAAATATGTTGAGAGCTATATTTATCTTTACCTGAATAAACACTAACATGCAGTGTTGAAGATTTTATTCTTGAACTTATTTCAAAACTGAGAGTCCGTAACCAATTAAACAAAATACCCCTCCAGTTTTAGTTATATTATATACGCACTACAAGTATAAATACTTTTCGGTAATATTATTAAAATTATTAAAATAATTAATTTTAATAGAAAAGTAGCTTAAGGTAACAGATGTTGTTACTCTAAAAACAAAAAAGATGTGGTGTTTTTCCTATCGAAAGAGATATATGTAAAAAGCAAACAACACAGTTGCAGCACCGAGTAAGAAGGTTTCAACAGTACCCACATGAAAGAACTCGCATGCAAAACCAATTGTCCACATTGGAACAAAGGCTAATATGAACTTATATCTCTCTTTCATTTTATCAGTTCCCTCACCAATAAATTAGTGGTATATCATGTTTTTTACAGAAATCTTCCAACTTGTGAAATCCCTCTCTTATTTTTTCAGATCTTCGTTCATTTCCAATATCTACTATTTCAATTCCTATATTAGAATGAGCTATAATTTCTATAGCTTCTTTTCTCAGGCCTTCTATATTCAGTCCAAACTCATGAGTACACACAGGCCTTTGGAGTAATAGTTCAACACCTTTATGGAATGTTTTAAAGTCAGTGAGTATTATGTCCTCGAACAGTTGAAACTTGGCTATTTCTTTAGGATCATCTGATTCCCACCAATGATTTTCACCATATTTTTGCATCGCTTTTAACATAGCTTTTTTGTTCTCTTCAGGTATGCTCACACACCTTTCCCTTATAAATTCTTCATTTTTCATATTGATCTACCATTTAAAATTACGACTTATCGCTTTAAATAGTTTTCGTTTGTGGTAGTCATCTTCCTTTTTATCACAACAACTCTATCCCAAGATTAAACGCCTCTTAAATACCCCTTAAACGCCTCAAACTAACGACCTTTCATCTCCTCATAAACTAATTGAATGTTCAAAGCTCCAGAGTCGATGATTTTCTGTAATGTTCTCGGATGATGCTCTGCAAAATTCTTAATCAGATAAGAAACAAAGGCTTTCTGCTGTCCATAACGCATTGAAGAAACAATCTCTCCAGCTTCTCTATCTAACTGTACTGTGTAGCTTTTCCTTTTTTTTTCTTTCTCTTTTTTAAAAATCATAAACCTTACCTCCTGAGGCTATTTCAAGACCGCCCCGCTGTCTATAGAAGTTTGTATATTCCGCATATCTTACAGCATCCATGAGATGATCTCTGAATTTAACTGGTTCTTCTAAAACATTGTTATTTTTATCCTTTTTATAAGAATATCCTCTTATTTCCTTAATTAGATTAACTGAGTCTTTTGTAATGTGTTGTTTCTTTCTTTTTACAAAGTCAATTCCATCTTTAACAGACTTCTCAGATGGGAGAATGTCAAAACCCACTCTATAGATTTCTTCAATCCTTGCCGGCTCTGCTGAGTCTGCATAAATTCTTTCTTTAATTTTGAGAGATTCTAAACGTCTGATTAAGTCTTCATTTGTTAATTTAGTCTCGTATATTTCTTCCTTTAAGTAATACTCATCGTCTTTTATTCCAATCTTTACAAGTGCAGTTTCATTGTTATAACCAAAGTCAAGACCATAAATGATTTCATCACAGTTTTTTGGGAAGTGATCAACGGTATCCCAGTTACGATATATGATGTTCTCCAAAACTCCCCATTCACCCAATGTGTATATTCTATAGTAATTTACATCCTGATTAATTAAATCTTCCAATTGATGGATGTACTCTTTCGCTAAGAAAGGATTATCTTTATAGTTCGATTTATGATAAACAACATTATCCATCTTATCTATTATATCCGTTTTAATCCAGTGGTTTTCGTCTATGGGGTTGAAACTTAAGAACATCTGATTAGTACTTTTAGGCTGCCTTCGGAGTCGTAAATTCAATTGTCTGAAATCTTCCAATGTAATCTCAGTCGCTTCTTCTATCCAGATGTAGTTAAATTCAGTGCTCTTAATCTTCTCAGGTTGATCTATAGACTTGAAAATTAGTTCAGACCGTGTCGGTGTCGTGATAATTAGTTCTGATTTATTTATTTCAAAAGGAAAATTATGCTCTTTTAATAATTCAATAACTAACTTTAAACAGCTTAATCTCAGTGAGGGGAGAGTTTTTCTTGTGATTAAAAATCTTCTATCTCTCTCAGAATATGCCTTAAAAATTAAATGTTGAGCTATTGACCATGACTTTGAAGATCCCGCACCACCTAAAAGTATGACTATTCTTGAGGTCTGTTTCCTCAACCAGTCATAAATTGGAGTTGCTTTTGTATTAATTATCATATTTCTTCAATTACCACATTTTACAGAGAATTTTCAAACGTTGCTTCCAAGACAAATGTTTAACAATAAATTCTGTTCCCTCTTCTGGACCTGCTGGCTCTATCACAAGAGGTGGCGTTGTCTCTTCTGGAGGTTCTGAACTTTTTTTCATATTAATTATCACCTAATCAGTAACTTTTTCATTCCTTTCTTGACCATCCGAAATTAAAACTTCGGATACCACAGTGATCTAATGCTCTGGTAGCACCAAACAGAGTTAATTTTAGCTTTTCCTGTGATAACTCAGGATAATTAACAAACATCCTAAGAAGCATTCCCTCCAAGTCATTTTCTGCAGTTATGACAATTTGAGGACATATTGATCCTGTTTGTTCAGCTATTTCTACTTTCATTTTATCTCCTTTTTTCCTCTATTCTTTCTAATAATGTTTTGTGCATTTTCATAGTGGAATCGTCATCACTACCCTTTGCTAAGACTTCTATTGTTTTCGCTTCGTTTGCAGTAACTATTTCAACTTTAGTATAAGCATAATGTTCAATTTCTTTATCCTTTTCTTCCATTTATTTCACCACTTTCTCCTAAAGAGTTTCCACCTGAACTTCCAAAACAAGTGTCTCACTTTTTTAAAGGGATCAAATTTTTTTCTAAATCCCATGCCCCACACAATTAGTTCACCAGCTTCTATAGATAAGTAGAAATATTTTATATCGTTCTGCATTGGTTTCCCATCTATGAGTATTTTTGTCTGTGTCCAATCTCTTGTATCTGCTTCTATTTTTATTTTCATAATATCACCTTTATTTTTCCTGTTTGACTTGAGACATAAAATAGAGATATAACGGATTAAACTCTCTTGGAACTTCTTGACCATCTAAAAAGACTTTAGTTCTCTTGTCTTCTTTATTAATATATGCAATTATTTTCATTTACTCTACCTCCATATCTATTACCTCTTTTTTTTCAGGTTGAACTATTGTAACTTTTACTTCTATGTTTTGATCTGGTGATGTGTAAGACTCTAAAATTCCCAATCTCTGTAGTATTTCTATTTTTTCGTCTGTAAGTTTCATGAGAGAGTTTAAAGCTCCTAATTTTACATTTTCATTTTTTGAAGATATGTAAGTTTTCCATAATTCTTTTCCAATCTCATCATAAGAAGCTACAAAGTGAAAAAGCACCGCCTCTAAGGATTCCTGTCTAATTTCATTATTTATTTCTTCTTTGATTCTTTTAATGTCGTTGTTAATTGTGTTTCTATGTACAGTTAAGGCTTTACTTATATCCTCTATAGAGACTCCTCTGACCAGAAGTGCTTTTACTTTTTCTCTTCTTATTTTTGCTGGTAAACTCATTATATACCCTCTATTTATACATATTTATACATTCTAATAAAGTTTCATTAAAGTTTATAGGCTTTTTTACCTGTGAAGTCTTCCCATCTTTTTATTATTACACTACAGTAAACTGTGTCTATTTCCATTATATAACAGATACGATTGAGTTGTTCACAAGCTATAAGAGTTGATCCAGAACCACCGAAGGGATCTAAAACAATAGCATTTTTCATTGAATAAGCTCTTATACACCTTGAAGGAAGTTCCAACGGAAAAACAGCAGGATGACCTATTTTTTGCTGTTCAACTCCCATAACTTGAGTTATTTCCCATACATTTGTATCGTATCTGGTTAAGTAATTTTCATCTATTGATTCAAAGGATGGGTGTTCTTCTTTTCGAAATATTAAAATAGGTTCCCACTTAAAAGCAGGAAAATATTTATGTGTTTTCTTTATATGTCTATGTCGTTGACTATAAACAGCCCCTACTTTCACCCAAGCTATTTTATCCTTATAAATAAATCCACATTTCTTTAAAATTTCTGAATGATGCGCTGGAATATCTAAATGGTTAGTTACATCATCACCTACATTCCAACAGATTAGAAATGGATTTCCAACAAAAAGAGTAATGTTGTTTATTGCTTTTTCTATGTCTTTTAAATAATCATTATATTCACTCCATTGTGAATATTCTCTCTCATTATAATAAGGTGGTGAAGTAACTACTAAATTAATTTTTTCCCCATTCATAAGCTTTTCTACATCTTGAGAATTTGTAGCATCTCCACACATAAGCCTATGATCTCCAAGTTGCCAAATATCTCCTCTTTTAACATTATAAATATTTTTTTCTTCTGGTATAAAATTATCTTCTTTTATTTCTATATCTTCTTCTAAAAGTTTTTCTAACTCTTTTTTTGAAAAGCCCGTTTCTAAACAGATCTCAGTTAGATCCATATCATTTTCTAAGTCTTCTATTACTTTTTTGAGCAGATCCTCTTCTGGAGAGCCTCTGAGGTTGTTCATTGCGAGAGTAAGAAGTTTTGCATTACGATCATTCACATCTACTATTACGCATTCGATCTCTGTGTATCCGGCCTCTTTACAACAGAGCCATCTATGATAACCGTCAATGATCTCATAGTAATTTTCTTTTTTTCTGACTAAGATTGGTTGTAGATAGCCGTCTTTTGTTATTTTATCTCTTAAACATCTTAACTTACCGTTATCTATCTTATTTGGATTCCAGGTGTTTGGTTTGAGTTGATTTATGTCTATTTTTTTTATTTCCATCTTAAGCACCTTCTTATTTATTCAGTGAGATTATATTTTTTTCCTCTAAAACACTAATTTCTAATAGTACAAACGAGACTATGTTTGTCTTTATTAAAAGTGGTAATACTTCTTGACCGTTTAGATGGTATATTATCAGTATAAGTACCCATAGAATACTCATTAATAAAGTTTTTATATATTTATTCATTTGCATACACCTAAATTATTGTTTATTATAATTATGGTGAACCTCTTTATATTTTATACCAAATTTTTCTTCTAATTCTTCAATAGTCATGCCAAAATTAGCAATTCCCACAAAGAACAAGGTATCTTTCATTTCTTGTTCAGAAACATTGAATTTTTTCGCAGTCTTTTTTATCCATTCTTCTGTTTCATTCATATTTATCTACCTCTAAAGATTCTTATATATCCTCAAGAATTTTTTTAATTTTGTCGAGAGCTTCTACTTTCTTTCTTAGTTCTTGATCTCTTGTGGTTTTCTTAGGTAAATCTTCCAAAAAGAACACAGCCAAGGGAAACTCATAATATTCTGCAATTCTTTTAAGTTTCTTTAAACTTATTTCTATTTTATCTTCCATTTCTATCTACCTCCAAATTTTTACCCAATATATCCCTCTGTGGCATCTGATTGTTTCATGGTATCATACATTACTGTTTTTATTTTTTCGGTTAAATCATCATAACTGTTTCTTGGAAACCGTGTAAAACTTTGAATATCTTTAGTCGGATAAAATCTTATTACTCCTTTCTCCAATCCTTCTCCTAAAAACTCTATTCCTATGAATTTATCACATTCTGTTATTCCAGCATAGTATCCACTTAAACTGTTTAATTTTTTAAGTGTATCTGCCTGCTCTTTGGAAACATTCATAACTTGTAGTATTTCTTTAATATGATCGCTATATGTTTTGAAAATGTTTAATATTTTCTTAGGTTTGAATCGTATAAGTATCAGATCCCCGAAGTCTAAAACCTTTTTAGTCATTTGTTTCACCTATAAATTTTTTCCAATAAGTTGGGTTAGGTATATATTCTGATTCTTCTTTTTCTATTGTTACTACTACATCTTTGTAGTCATATTTTTCCCATTCTAACTCACTTAATAATTGCTCAATATGTCTAATTTCTACAAATCTATCTATATATCTATATTTAGCATTACTATCTAAAAAATAAAAATCATCATCTCCGCATACATCACAATCATGTACAAATTTACCATGAATTATTTTTTTCATTTTAACATCTCCTTCCATCTATTTATTGCTTCTGAAAAAAACATAATTTTAGTTGTATTTTTTTGAGTTTTTATTTCTATCAAATTGGCATGTATTTCAGAGTTCTCTATTTCTTTTAATACTTGCTGTTCAAGTTCTCTCCGTCTTGATAACTCTTTTAGATTTTTATTAATATCACTCATTCTTCCACCTTAATATATGGTACTTTTTTAGTGATAGGAACTTCTTTAGTTTTTATTTCAAATTTCACTTCTCTCGCAATATAAATATGTGATATAGGATCAACAGATCCATACTTTTTGGACACTTCCTCACGAGTTCTGATCCATCTATCTAACTCATCTATAGTTCTAAACAGTTCAAAAAAACTTCCTCCTGTACATTCTGTTTCTACTATATATACCTCATTTTCTTTCATCTAATCACCTTTTAAATATTTCTCAACAATTTTTTTCAATTCTGAATTAGAGATATTTTTCAATGGAAAATAACTAAATATAATCGTTGCATCATCCCAATAATGATTTACACCTAAAAAAAGTTTCAATTGATCTTTTGTAATTCTATTATCTACAATACAATATATATCTTTTGTTTTTAGAGTATGTTTAAAACCCTTAGGAATAACTTTGGTATCATAATCATGGAGATAATATCCTTCAACCCATAAACTATAGTTAAAATTATTAAAACATCTATGAGTTATTTCAAATGTGAGAAAATCAGAGTAATAAGCATTCATCTCATCAAAACGAGTTCTATGATAGACCTGGGTATTAAATGAAACTGGTACATGCTTGTTAAAACAAATATCTCTTATTTTTTCTCTTGTTTGAATTTCTTTTGCTAACATAAGCTCCTTAAAGTTTCTCAGATTTCTAAAAAAGCTACTTTTATAAAAATAGTGTAGATAATTAAACTGCACCGAATCAATAAAAACTTTATTTTTTGGAAGTTCGTCTAAAACTTCATAAAAATAATCTAATTGCTTTTCTATGTCAAAAGCCCAATATGAGTAAGGCTCTTCAGTTTTCCAGTCTATATGTTTCCACTTCCAGTCTTTGTGGTTTTTGTAGATCTTGGAGTCTTTACTCATTCCATTGAACCAGTGGAAACGGTAAATAAGTCGCTCTCCTTCTCTTATTTCATTTATTTCATCAATTATTGATCCAACATTAATACTTATATTTCTAAATTCATCCAAAACATCTTTATAGTATTTACAGGTATTGAAGTGAAGCCCGTACTGTTGTACCTTGTACATGATCGTGGTAAGTGAATCTCCAAAAACATCTACTGCTTGATTGTAGAAGTCTCTGGCCTGTTCTTTCCAGTTTTTACCCTCACAAAAAAGACCTATTCCAAATTTCATTTTACACCTCCCCTTCGTATTTCAATTTAAAAATTCTTAACGCAGGTATGAGATACTGTTTTGTATCTATATCACTAATGTGTTTAATGGTTTCGTTGATTTCTTCAGGTGTTTTGTTTTTAACTATCTCATACAATTTACATATTACCATGATTTCTGCGAGTTCTCTATCTTTATTCATTCATCCACCCGTATAACTTTCTAATAAATTTTTCTAATTTTTCGTGGTCTTCTATTAAATGTCTGACTGTTAGATACATTTCAATTCCACATTTTTTATTCCATCTTTTGTAGAATTTAACCGCTTCTATAGTACATTTTGAACATATATAACTTCCATCATTTAGCTTTACAAATTTATCATATTTTCTTAGTGGTACTCCACAAATACAACATAGCCATTGTTTACCCATCTAAATCACCCCTAACAATACGGCAACCATTTACACACTTCTTTTATTAATTGCTTCTTTCCTTCATCTGGCAGTTCAACATCACACTGTAATAGTAATGTTTTAATAATATTGAACATAGCATTACTCTTTATTTCTTCTTTTATCCAGATTCCTGATCCTTTTTCAGTTACACGATATAATTTTCTACATCTCAAACAAAAATAATACTGAGTTTCAATATAGTTTCCTATATATGTTTTTCTATCCTTTATGATTATCTTTCTGAATTTGTGTCCAAATAATTTACATATCATAATTTCACACCTTATGACTTTTAGCCATATATTTACATTTTCCATTCTTATAGTGAACACAATAGTGCGTGCATATATATTTATCACTATATCCTTTTGTAAGCTTACAATATATTATCTCTTCTTTATTATCCTTTTTCATAATTTCACCTTATATCTCAGAAATTCAAAACCTAAACTTTCAAAAAATTCTTCTTTTTTTCTAATACTATCTTCTGGTTCTGTATGTTGAATTTCTATAATAGTTCTATCGTTCCAATCTATTACATCTGCTATTCTCTTTTGATCTCTGAATTTTATTTCTGTCTCTGTTGAAAAAGTATGACCTCTTTTTTTCAAATTAAAGCAAATGGGAGTTTTTATAATCTCGTGCAATAGAGAGTTATGAGTATTCAAATTAATAACATTCTTTTTTTCCATGAGTCCGACATATTGTTTAACAAAGCTACAGTTTTTATTCCATTTCATACTAATATCTCCTCTTCTTTTTCTTTTGTCAAAACATAGAATCTCCCAACCTTTACATTACAAAACGATTGAGCTAACTTTATTTTATCTCTCCAGGAGAATGGCACTTCAGCATCAATAGGATTGCGAGTTAAGATCAGCCATAATCCCATAAGTAAATACTTTGGCAAATATATATAATACATTATATCTTCTTTTATACCATACATTTTCTTTAACTTCATATCCTTACCTCTTCAAATTCAATTTTGATTTTTTTCATATTCATCCGATCCCTTTATAAATCTTTTTTTCTTTTATATATACTCTTTCTTATTTCATCTAACTTTTTCTTTATTTTCTTAATATCTTCCTCTCTCCTTACTATTATAGAATGCATTGTATCGAAACTATCAAATCTAAGGAACTGTTCTATCCAAATCTCGAATGGTATATCTATATTAACAGATATTTCTCCTATTTGTTCTTCACCATATAATGTCCCTGTATCTTCATCAATGTATAACTCTTCAATTTTTCCTCCATCAAAAAGTGGATCTTCTTCGTTTTGTGCTTGTATTTTTTTTATTAATGCTTCTTTTCCTTCTTCAGTTATCCATATACTTGACACTTTTTTCACCTCTCTATTCTTCTATATATTCCATAAACATATCAGGAATTGCTATTCTCATAGTTATGTTGAAATTCTTTTTTGTTTGTAGTTGAAAATCTGAATATTGATCTATCTCATCGTTTATATTGAAAGTTATGTCTATTCTCGCACTGCGTACTTTGAAACGAGCATTTTCTAATATTTTCATTGCTTGATTTATAGCTTCCTGTTTTTCAGGTTTTAATTTTATTAAGAGTGTCATTTTTCCCTCCGTTTGAAACAATTTTTTAATAGAGGCTCATCATCCAGATCTCTCACAACTCCATAAGTTTCTTTATTGTGAAAACTACAGTACCACTCATAAATACTCGCATCGAGTCTTATATATTCACAATCTCCGCATGTAACTGGTTGTTTTCTTTTCATTTCTTTTTGAGTCATTTTAAATCATCCCCTGTAATATTAAAGAATTTCCTGATCCAGTTAATTACATTTTCAAAGGGATGATCTCCATATTCATCATATCCACTATCTACAAAGTCTATAACTTCGTCATCCAGATAAGATTTTCCTTCTCGGTTTCTAAAATCATTCTCGGCTCTTTCATTAAAATCTTTAATCCATTCTATAGCTCCTCTTTTTATAGTGTCTTCTAAGTTAGCACCCTGATTAAGATTTAAATACCACTCATCAATTAGCTCTTTTAAAGTCTTCATATTTCAACCACCGTTTTAATCGTGTAGTGTCCATTAGTTCTTATTAAATCTACATGACCAAATACCCCTCCCAAAGGACTCGGTGAGTGTTCCTTGATTTCAGAGTAACCTGGTAGTTTTCCCTCTTCGTCTTTGGGATAGTTTTGTTGAAATCCACCAACCTGTGATGATTTCATAGGTCTGGATTCAATCCAATCAGTCTCAGGTGTATTACCTCTGTGTGGCATAATTCTACAATCCCTTGCAGCTATAGTTTTATGTTTATGACCGAAAATATATAAATCGTATATCCAGGAAGTTTGTTTTCTATTTATGTCGATCATACCCTTCGTTACTTGAGATTCTCCCCCTTTTCCATGGTGATACAAAATATCAAAAGTAGTTCTTATTTTATTGTTAGTTTTTAGATCATATAACATATATCCTGAATATCCCAAATTACAAATATGCGTCTCAGTACCACAATTCAATTCTCTGATAGTTCTTGCGGTGGGATCTGTATTATTGTACTTTATAAACGCCAGTTCATGATTTCCCATGCCGATTCCATCTATTAGTGTAGAGTACGGATTCAAAATTTTCACAAGAAGTTCTATGGCCTTGTCGACTGCATCATCTCTGCCCTGAAGCTCGGGGATCAGCATGCTCGGATTGTGTCGTGGATCTTTTGAATAAATTAAATCATATAAATCCCCGATTATTAAAATTCTACAATCACGTTTTTTTGCTTCTTTAAGTTCCTTCTTAAAAAGTTTAATGTCGCATCCTTTGTTACCGAAGTGAATGTCACTACAAAAATAGAAATCCTGTCTTAATGTTCCATCCAGATTTAATGTCTTCCGGTTTACTTGCATTATTTCAACTCCTTTGAATGTATAATACTTTTAATAGTATTCACCTTTTCTAAAAGGGACTGTATATATCTAAAGAGCTTAAAGTCGGTATTATCAATCATTTCATCTATACTTTCTTTGGCATCTTTGTGCATCTGCTCAACCATTAGATATAAGCTCCAATGTTCTTGCCCAAAGTGTAATGTATCTCCCCATAAAAATTCTCTATTCCCCACAGGATAAGGTAGTGATTGAACCAACTTAACTAATTCTTCACTTTCTTCAGGATATTCAAGAACAGCCCATTTATTTATACCATTTATACGACCTTTATTAAGAATAACTTTATTATGCTCATCTAATACATAGTAACGAAGAATCTTTATGGTATAAACAATTCCTCTATAATTGAAATTTTCAGAATATACCTCATAAGCACCATCACGACCGTACCTTTTTTGATCCCGATCTTTTTGTAAAATATTTATACGATTCATAAATTCCTGATCGGATAACTCGCCTTTTATATGATCAATATCTATCCATTCCATGTTAATACCGCCTTTTAGGTCTTGATAGGATATATAAAGGTAAAGATATACTTAAATAAATTATATAAAAAAAGAAAATAGAGAGGATAATTGGATTCAGAGTAACACCTTCCAGCTTTTTATCTCCTAATAGCGTTTATTATAGCTATTATTAGATTACGCAGTATATCCCAAATTGTTTGTTCGGCTGCTTGTGTTACCTCTGCATCAATTGCTTCCATTTCTTCCTTTGCTTCCTTTTCTATGATTTCAGGCTCTGGTATCTCTTTGAGTTTCTTTCTCACTTCTTTTATGTCGAGTTCTTTTTTTGAGAGATTTATATTCTGACATCCAAGTCCTCTCTTGCTCTCAAGATGGTTGTACATTGGATCATCGGGGAGACGCATATTGTGTTCTACAACGTTTCCATTTTCAATTGTGTACCAAGAGACATCGTGCAATCGTATGATCTGTTCACCTGTTTTTTTGTTCACTACATACTCAGTCTCAACAAAACCTTCGTATTTGGGATCATAAATCCCTGTGTCTTCAAATTCTCCGGGTGTTGAACCCGGCAGTTTCAAAAGAAGATTACCCTTTCCATCAAGAATAAAGCCATCGGGACATTTATTAAAAGGCACAGTATCGACAAGATTATATCCTTTTTCAATAGAACTGCACAGTAGCTTTTTCTTTTTTAGGAATACTTCCATACCAGTTTTCATTTTCC